TCGGTGATCGCCGCATTCGTGACGTCACCGGCCGCCCAGGTGGTTTTGTACTGGCCGTTGACACCAAGTCCGGCACCCAAGTTCTGGGTGACCGGCCAGGTAGCGTCAAACGGGTTGTTGGAACCCGAAATGTAGGTAACCAGCGCTGCACCGGCACCGGCCTTGGCCACCGCCGTAGTACCAGTGCCCAACTTCATCCCGGACATCTTGGTGGGCTGGGCAGGCGCGGCCGGTGTGACCAGGGCGATGGCCATACCCGCGTAGTACAGGTCGCCAGCATCCGTGATCAGATTGTGAATGCGCCGCTCGTCTTTCAGCTTCCCGTCCGGGCCGAACACCTGGACATGGACGTTGTCCTTGATGCGCTGCTTGTCGCCAGTGGGCTTCGCAACAGGCGCAGCGGCCTTGAGCATGGGGACTCTCCTCATTCGGTGGCGGCCTACGCGAAGCCGGCGAAGCGGTATCTGTGTGCGACGGTCGCCGCATTGGTGGTCACGCCACTGAGATTCCGCGGTAGTCCGCGGCGACTTCCCGCCACGGCCTACCGGCCGAAATCTCCGTGCCGGGAACATAACGGACCGTGTAGTCATCGATCGACTCGGACACGACGGCGACCGGGTTCTCGTACATGCCGGCGGCAATCTCCAACACAGCCTTTTTCACCACATCCGGCACCGTCGTGTACCCGTACGTCAGGTCCACCTCAACCAGATCCGGTGGAAACGCGGACCAGGTACCGAAGCCTGCGGACCGCCACAGCGCATTGTGCCGCAGCGTCCACCCGGTGATCACCACACCGTTAAGCCGGACCTGCGACACCGCGGTCACCGGCCGGAACGGGATCTCAATGTCCGTACCGGGACCGCCCTGTGTCGCCCACGTGACCGTGGTCGCACTGAAGACGGTATCGGCAGCGGAGATGAAGTCGGCTGATGCGAGTGTCAGGGCCTGATTTGCGGTGGACGCGTCCAGGTCCCGCTGAAGATAGGAGGCCAGCTCCGACCCAGTTGCGTACTGTGCCATGCCGGCCCCCTACCTATTGAATTATTGTCTACTTCTGACGCAGCAAGGTGGCAGTACCATCAGCCACCGTCGCGCCCACCGCCGGCGGGCCCGGCTCCGACGCCGCAGTGGTGCCGGCCACAGTCACGATGTACTTTGTGCCGCCGGCGAACTGCAGCTCCTGGTTCAGCGAGACCGCGGTCGTGTTGGCCCGCAGAATCCGCCGCAACGACCGACCAAGAGAGTCGACCGTTGCGGTGGTGACCCGGCCCAGCGAGTCGAGCGCGTTGACCGTGGGCGCCTGCAGATCCCTGCCGAGGTAGTCCTCGCGGAAGTTGGTCGTGGCCATCAGGCTTGACCGCCCAACGCCTCAACCAGTTCGGCTTTGGTCTTGCCCTCAGCGTCAATGCCGGCCGCGCTGGCGGCTGCCACCAGTTCGTCCTTGCTCATGGCCATGGACACCTTCGGCTGTTCCTCAGCTGGCTCCTCGGCTTTCTCGGGCTCGGCTGGCTCCTCGGCCAACCCAGCCTGCACCTCCGCCTTCAGCGCGTCGATCTGCGCCCGCGCCTCATCGGTCTTCGGCTCGATCTCGTCCAGCTTGGACACGTCGATCGAACCGGTGACCGTGCCGTCTTCAGATACCAACATGATCTACTCCCTTTTTTCCTCCGCCCGGATCAGACCAGGTTGACGATGCGCTGCACGCCCGCGGTCTCGATAAGCATCGGCGTGAAGTAGCCGGCATACGCCACCTGTACCCCGAGCACGCTGGGCTCAGTGACTTGGAGCGCGCCCACGCGTTGCTCGTACACCTCGATGGCGGCCGTGGACAGCACTGACCCGAGGTGGTTCGTGACCGTCGGGTAGCCGGGCGAGCAAATCACCGGGATCCCGGAGATGTTGCCCAGGACACCGGAACCGAAGTCGCCGGCCCGGAAGCCCGTCGACTGGGCGTTCTGCGGGTTGATCGGGGCGAACAGTTGGCCCCAGAGGCCCAGCCGCGACGGCGGCACGACCAGCGCGATCCGGCCTACACCCTTCACCGCGGTGTACACGTTCGCGGCCGCCGTCCACAGTGCGCCCGCTAGGGTGGCTGCCGTTTCGGAGCCAGCCGCACCGGCTACTTCCACGTTGTTCGCCTGGGTCTGGATAAGCGTCCCGAGCACGGCCTCGGTCTGGATGGCATACTGCGCCGCCAAATCGGTTACCACCGTGTCAAGCATCGACGGCTGCGAAAAGTCGATGTCCTGCCGAGACACGTTGACGTAGCCGCCATATGTGACAGCGTTGCCGGTGAGCCGGGTGATCGTCATCTTCTGGCTGACAAGCTCGGCCTTCTCATCTGCGGGCGCACCGGCAGAACCCTGCGCGGCGACCAGCGTCCGCTGGGTCACCTTCGGCCGATACCAGGTAGCCGACGGCAGATTCCGCGGGCCGAGGAACGCCACCGCCGGGCGGGAGGCGTCGATGAAGTTGACCACCTCGCCGATGATCGGATCGGGAACGACACCCAAGTTGTCCGACGTCTTCTGATGCGCCGCGGCGCGGGTGAAAAGCTCGAGGCGCTCCATCGCATCCCGGCTACCGAGGCTGCCAGCAATGTAATCGACAAGATAGGCACCAGTGCTGCGGTATTCGATCGGGCCGTTGTCGACCTGGTTGCGGAGCTTGTCGAACTCGCGGTGCACGTCCTGGGCACGCTGCCGGGCCGACGCCATCCGTGAACGGGCCTCGTACAGATCGCCGGTCTGCGCCTCGCACGCCTTGATCCGCTCGCGGGCGGTCTTGGTCAGCTCGATCTCGTTAGCGGTGAGATCACGTTCTTGGTCTTGGGCGTTGCCGATGACGCCCTCGATGAACGCGGAGCGCTCCTCGATCTCTTTCTCAAGACGCTCAATCATCGCGTCTGAGCGGCTACTTGTGGGGGGCATGGTCGCTCTCCTAACTAAGAGGGTCTACGGTTTTGGCCCTCTCGGCCAGCGAGCACCGACGTGCCTATATTTAGCCTTCTCGGCCAGCGAGCACCGACGTGCCTGTATTGGCCCTCTCGGCCGGCGAGCACCGCCCCGACGGACGATGCCAAGTTCTGGGTTTCAGCGGCTGCGGGAGCGCTGCCAGGCTAGTAGCTCGTCCAGGTTCGGCGTGACCAGCTTCGGCAAGTCCGCCGCCAGCGGCGACTGGATGGCGCTACCGGCATTACGAACGCTCAGCACACCGGCACTCAGGTACGCCGGATCCGGCACGAACGCCAGATGGTCCACGAACGCCCGATTGATCACGCGTGACCGGTCCCGCCGGTTCAATTCTTGGTCGGAGCCGCGGACCGCGAACCCCACCGACGCCCCCAGGCAGTCATCGTCGGCCAGCGCCAGCGTTTCGTCCCCGAGCGGGGTTTTCGCGATCCGCACAGCCGCGACCAAACCCTCCGCCCGGGACGGCCAAAACTGGGTCACCTTCCCGACCGTTCGCGCAGGGTTGTGGTCCCGGTTCGCCCGCACCGGGGTCGTGCGCGTCTCGATCCCCTCAAATGCGGTGCACAGGAACCGCTCCCGCCACATCTCACCGCGGTAATCGACCAAGGCCTCTTCGTCGTACGGGACCGCGACCAAGTCGATGATCCGCTGCGCGAAGTTCACGCCGGCGAGGCTGGAATTGCGGTACTCGATCGGTGCCCGCGGCGTCTCGTCGCCAGCCGCCAACATGGCATTGGGGTCGGATCGATCCTCGGTGACTTTGATGCCGAACTTCTTCGCCGCGGTGCGGATCTTAGGCATGGCCTTGTCCCCGAACGGGGACTGCGGCGCCCGGGCCAGCGCGTTACGGACGTGGGCAGCGTCGTGGATGGGGAAATGCCGCTTCGACCGGGGGACAGTCTTGCCTTGGTCGTCCTTGGTTCCGCCCGGTTCGATGTGCGCGAAGGCGGAATCCGGGAGATCGTTGATTGCTGCGGACGACATCCCGGTCACGACCTGCCACCACCTGTCAACGCCTCAGCGGCCACCAGATCCTCGCCATCGTCGGAAATGTCGTTGGGCAGATCCGCGTCAACGAACCGCTCCATCACCCGAATCTCCTGACGGGACAGCACCCCGAGGGCAGCCAACTTCACGTACGCCTCCGCCCGCTCCGCCAACGACGGCCGCGAATACTCATCCCGGTTCAGCTCCGCCGACTGTCCACGGGGCAACGCCCACCCCGACAGCGCGGACATCACCCGCGTCGCCGCGGTCTTCAAATACCGGCGGTCGTGGAAATCGAACACCTGGGACACGTTGGAATAGGTCATCGAATCGTTCGTCGGCAACCCCAGCAGGAACGGTGGCACACCCAACAGCACCGAGATCCGCGCTTCGTTATGCTGCGCCAGATCCATCAGCCCCATCTGCTGCGGAGACAACTGCAACGGCTTCGCCTTCAGCCCGGACGACATGATCGACGGCTTCCACGGCTCCCCGAAGGCACCCATCCGGGACGCCCACCACCGGTCGAGCAAGTCGTCCGCTTGGGCGCGGGTCAGCGGCAGGTCGGTTTCCAGGGTGTACTTGGGCACTGCGCCGCTCGCAGCGAAATCAGACGCATACCGGGACAGCATCGACGCCGCGACCAGCCGGGTACGCCCAGACTCCAGCGGCCCCAGACCACGCGGCGAATCCACCGTCGACTTGTACCGGATGTGCAAGATCTCGCCGGTCACGTCCAGGCTGCCGATCTTGTACCGACGCCCCGCCCCGGCCATCTCCACGTTAACCAGCGGCGGGGGAATCACCCGGAAGCTGGACGGCCAGCCGTCGGCCGCCCGGGACATCGGCAGGACAAACGCCTCGCCAAGCTGAAAATCCCAAAACAGTTGCTTCGCGAATTCGGGCCAATCGGTGTAAATGTCCGGATCCGGGTTGCTCATCCATGCAGTCGCCGGCAGCACCCGACCGCCCCGGACCCGGTAGACAGGCATCGCCGACAGCACCGACGAGTTCAGATCCAACGCGGCCCACGCGACATCGACAAGCTCGTCAAGTTTCTGCCCGAACCCGCCCTGGCTCCACTGCGGGGAAGCCCAGTTCGCCGGCCACCCGTCCCACGGCGACGGCACGATCGCCGCCATGCGGTTTTGTACCGGCCCGGTGGCCGGCTCGAGTTCGAACCCGTCCGGGTCACCCGGGCGGTAGCCGGGGCCGACCGAATCCGGGTCGCCGACCGTGGCGTTCGGGACGGCGCCCGCGCCGGTCAACCACTGCCACCACGACATCTAGACACCCCCCTAGAAGAAGATCATCGGCAGCGCGGCCGGCACGCCATCTTCGATAGCCTGGGCGCGGGCCTCATGGGCCAACACCGCAGCGACCGCCGCGTCGATCCACATGCGGTCACCGCGTTTGGCCATCTTCAGGTAATACAAAGTCAGGTCGATCTCGTCACCCGGGCGGGGCTTCTTCCGCGAACCCTTGACGATCACCGCGTTTTTGCAGTGCCTCGACAGCGTCTCGTCGCCGTCATGGTCAATCTCCCCGCCGACAAACGACGTGGTGAACCGTTCGATCGCCTTGTCCATGCGTTGCTCGACGTTCGTTGGGAACTCGACGACCTGCTTAGGCCACTGGGCCGACCACGTGTCGAGATAGTCCTGCCACCGATACGGGTCGGCATACAGATATGCCACCCGATACGCGGCGAACGTGTCCCGGACGACTTGGTCGACCTCGACCGTCGGGACC